GTGGTGCGCCTAAGTCTAACTGTTGGGCTAAGGTGGGCTAACAGATTGGGTACGGGGAGGGGCTGTGGCTGCGTATGATTATTGTAGTAGGCACTCAAGTACTCAAAAGTAGAATTTAGAAAACAACAGTAAATTATTAAAAAAGTAAGCATTTACTAACCTGTGTAACCCCTTGTTAACAAAAGAAAACTTAAAACTTTGACTCAGTCAAGAAAATAACAGTAAAAAGTACTTGACAAATGCTAAAAAGTATGCTATAATAAATAGGTATCTTAAAGAATGTTAAGGTAAATACATTATGGATAATCAAGATGATCCTCCTAAGCGTAAGCGAGGTAGACCTAGGAAGGGTGAGATAGTTGAGAAGACTACTGGCTCTAGAGGTAAGGTAGGTAGACCTAAAGGTGATGCTTCAATTATCAATGAGTACAAGGCTAGGATGTTAGCTTCTCCTAAGTCCCGTAGAGTGTTAGACAGTATATTTGATGCAGCACTTAATGATGACCATAAGAATCAAGCAGCAGCTTGGAAACTAGTCATGGACAGGATGTTACCCTTAAGTTACTTTGAGAAGGATAGTGCTGGTGGTAGACAGTCTGTACAAATTACTATCTCAGGTGTCCCTACTACCGTCTCATCACAGAATAATGACAACTCCAATGACCCTATTGAAGGAGAATACACCAACAATGACGTTTAAGTATTTCAGTAGGGATGAGTTTGCTTGTCAAGCGACAGGTGAGAATGAGATAGAGGATGAGTTAATATATGCCTTGGATGAACTTAGAGAGCACTGTGGTTTTCCTTTTGTTATCACAAGTGGCTATAGATCACCTGACCATCCTATTGAGCTAGGTAAACAAAAACCAGGTACACATGCACAAGGCATAGCAGCGGACATAGCTGTGTCTTCAGGTTTACAAAGGTACACTATAGTAAAGAATGCTGTTAAGTTAGGCTTTACTGGTATTGGTGTTGCTGGAGGTTTTGTGCATGTAGACATTAGGGCTACTGATACACCTGTAATGTGGACGTATAGTTAGTGCTTACTAACAAAGAGTACAAGAAGACTTTAGCACAACAAGAGGATCTAAACTGGGACGGAGATCCTGATTTGGATGCTGAGTATGAGTGTGATGAAGAAAAAGACTTGGATGACTATGTAGTTAAGTATTTCTATGACTGATCTTAACATACAACTACTGGATTGGCAGCAACAAGTATGGGAAGACCCTACTAGATTTAAGATTGTAGCTGCTGGTAGACGTACAGGTAAGTCCAGACTAGCAGCATGGATGTTGATTGTAAATGCTCTACAGGCAGACAGAGGCCATGTGTTCTATGTAGCTCCAACACAAGGACAGGCCAGAGACATTATGTGGCAAACACTATTGGAGTTGGCGCACCCTGTTGTATCTAACGCACACATAAACAACCTACAGATTAAACTGGTCAACGGTGCAACCATCAGCCTCAAGGGTGCCGACAGACCAGAGACTATGCGTGGTGTGTCACTAAAGTTCCTAGTGATGGACGAGTACGCTGACATGAAACCAGAAGTCTTTGAGCAGATCCTTAGACCTGCCTTGGCTGACCAAAAAGGTGCTGCACTGTTCATTGGTACACCTATGGGGCGTAATCACTTCTACGACCTGTACAAGTACGCAGAGCTAGAGGACGATGAGTCCTATACTGCATGGCACTTTACAAGTTATGACAATGAGTTGTTAGACCCAGACGAGATTGACCTAGCTAAGAAGTCTATGTCATCCTACGCATTCCGTCAAGAGTTTATGGCATCATTTGAAGCTAGAGGCTCAGAGATGTTTAAGGAGGATTGGGTTAAGTTTGGTGAAACTCCAGAGATAGGTGACTACTACATAAGCATTGACTTAGCTGGCTTTGAGGACGTAAGTAAGAAGAGAACTAAAAACTCTAAGCTGGATGAATCAGCTATTGCTGTTGTAAAAGTAAATGAGAATGGCTGGCATCTAGAGAACATCATATACGGTAGGTGGGACTTAGCGGAGACAGCTAGAAAGATCTTTGAGGCTGTTAGAGACTACAGGCCCATTAGTGTAGGCATAGAGCGTGGTATATCCAAGCAAGCTGTTATGTCTCCCCTAATGGACTTGATGAAGCAGCGTGGTAGATTCTTTGTTGTAGAAGAACTAACACATGGCAACAGAAAGAAAACAGACAGAATTATGTGGGCCTTACAGGGTAGATTTGAGAATGGTCAGATTACTCTAGGGCAAGGTGAGTGGAACAGTAGATTCATGGATCAGTTATTCCAGTTCCCTGACCCGTTAACACATGATGACCTTGTGGATGCCTTTGCGTACACAGACCAACTAGCTAAAGTAGCTTACAGTTACGACTTTGAGATTGATGATCTTGAGGTTTTAGACGCAGTAACAGGATATTAACATGCCCAAGAAAGGATTATACAGTAACATTCATGCTAAACGTAAGCGTATTAAGGCCGGTAGCGGTGAAACGATGCGTAAAGCCGGTAGTAAAGGCGCTCCTACCGCTAAATCGTTCAAGCAAGCAGCCAAAACAGCCCGAAATAGAAAATTACGAAGGGGCCGGTAATGGATTACGGTGACAATGACGTTCTGTCGAGCGACGAACACCTAGAAAACTGGGTAATGGCTAAGTGTGACTCGTGGAGAGATCACTATGAGTCCAATTATGCAGAAAGATTTGAAGAATTCTACCGTTTATGGCGTGGAATCTGGGCAGCAGAGGACATGGAGCGCAAAAGTGAGCGTTCACGTATCATTTCACCTGCATTACAGCAGGCTGTAGAGTCCAGTGTAGCTGAGATTGAGGAAGCAACCTTCGGTCGTGGTAAGTATTTTGACATTACCGACGATCTTGGGGACGCAGAGGCTCAGGACGTTGTATATCTACGTAATAAGCTGCATGAAGACTTTGAGAAGACTCAGATACGCAAGCAAGTAGGTGAATGTCTAATCAACAGTGCTGTATTTGGTACTGGTGTAGCTGAAGTAGTGCTAGAGGAAGTCAAAGAGATGGCTCCTGCTACACAGCCTATTATGGACGGACAGCTACAGGCAGTAGGTGTTAACGTCACAGACCGTACAGTAGTTAAGCTACGCCCTGTACTACCGCAGAACTTCCTGATTGACCCAGTAGCTACATCTATTGCAGACGCTATAGGCGTTGCTGTGGATGAGTTTGTGCCACGACACAAGGTGCAACAACTACAGGAAGAAGGTGTCTACAGGAGCGTGTACGTAGGTCAGGCGGCTAGTGACTATGACCTAGAGCCAGACCAAGACCTTACAAGCTACGACGAGGACAAAGTACGCCTAACAAAGTACTACGGACTTGTACCTCGCTACCTACTAGAGGTAGGAGAAAAAGAAGCAATGCTTGATGACGATGAAGACATTGCTGATATTGAAGTAGAGGCAACAGAGTCAGATGAAGATGCCAGCTATTACGTCGAAGCTATTGTGGTTGTGGCTAATGGAGGCATCCTACTAAAAGCAGAAGCTAACCCATACATGATGCAGGATCGTCCTGTAGTAGCCTTTCCTTGGGACGTAGTTCCCGGTAGGTTCTGGGGACGTGGTGTGTGTGAGAAGGGCTACAACAGCCAGAAAGCACTTGACACAGAGCTTCGGGCACGTATTGATGCCCTAGCACTGACTGTGCATCCAATGATGGCTATGGACGCTACACGGCTCCCTAGAGGCTCTAGGCCAGAAGTACGCCCAGGTAAGATATTGCTAACTAATGGCGACCCTAAGTCTGTTATAAACCCATTCAACTTTGGTCAAGTTAGTCAGATTACATTTGCACAGGCAGCGGAACTACAGAAGATGGTTCAGATGTCTACAGGTGCTATTGACTCTGCTGGTATTCCCGGTAGTATAAACGGTGACGCTACGGCTGCTGGTATCAGTATGTCGCTAGGTGCAATCATCAAGCGTCACAAGCGCACCCTGATTAACTTTCAGCAGTCCTTCTTGATTCCTTTTGTTAAGATGGCTGCTTGTCGTTACATGCAGTTTGACCCAGAGAACTATCCTGTCAAGGACTACAAGTTTAACACTACGTCTACCCTAGGCATTATTGCCCGTGAGTACGAAGTAACACAACTTGTACAACTACTACAGACCATGCCAGCAGAGTCCCCACTGTACAACACGTTGATTCAGTCAATCATTGACAACATGAACCTGTCTAACCGTGAAGAACTGATGGCTAAGTTGGCTCAGGCAGAGCAGGCATCACAACCTACTGAAGAGCAACAGCAGATGCAACAAGCTGTACAGCAGGCACAGATGGCCTTCCAGCAGTCACAGACAGCAGCACTCAACGGTCAGGCACAGGAGTCTAGTGCTAGAGCGCAGAAGATTTCTACGGAAACTCAGTTGCTACCTGATGAGCTTGAGATTGATAAGATTAAAGCTGCCACTAACAATCTGAAGGTAGGCACTGCTGACGATAAAGAGTTTGAGCGTAGGCTAAAGATTGCAGACATAGCTTTGAAAGAGAAGGATATAGACTTAAAAGAGAAAACACTAAAAACTCAAGGTAAGCAACAAGAGCAGAGTGCTCAAGCAGAGCAGCAGCTTCTTAACAGACTATCTTAATGATTAATCCTGATCTAAAGTTAGCAGCAATCTATGACTCTTTAGAGTCTAAGATCAATGCTGTAACAAAGCAGATTGGCCCTAAAGGAGACACAGGTGCTCAAGGGCTACAGGGGGCACAGGGGCCACAAGGAGTCCCCGGTAAGGACGGTGTTCCCGGTAGGGACGGTAAGGACGGCAAGGACGGTACAGACGGTAAGGACGGTAAAGCTGGCCCTAAAGGTTTAGGCATATCCTCCGTAGAGCTAGACATAGATGGTCATTTAGTATGTACCATGACGGACGGCTCTACTATTGATGCAGGATCACTGGACGAGCTAGGCGCAGCTAGTGGAACTAAAGGTAGTTCAGTTGTCTACTCTAGTGGTGGAGGACGAGGAGAACAAGGCGAGACAGGGCCACAGGGTGCTACTGGAGCCACGGGCGCTCAGGGAATCCAAGGAATCCAAGGAGCCACAGGCTCTCAAGGGCCAGCAGGAAACGACGGTGCCGCTGGCGCTACAGGCGCTCAAGGGCCGCAGGGCGCTACGGGCGCGGCTGGACAAGATGGTAATGACGGTGCCACAGGAGCCACAGGCGCTCAAGGGCCACAAGGAATCCAAGGAGCCACAGGAGCCACAGGAGCCACAGGCGCACAAGGGCCAGCAGGTCAAGATGGTGCTGACGGTGCTGGTGCAGCTACTGAAGTATCAGTTTTTGGTAGAACATTAGTTAGCCGTATAACAGCAGTATTTAACAGAGCAGGATCATCATTAGTTAGTGGTTCGTCTTTACTCAGTATTACAGCTAGATCAGGACAACTTACATTAAATGCGTCAGGAACATTCTTTATTGTTACTGGTAGAACACAAAACTACACTATAGGATTTTAACATGGCTAATAGATTTCCTCTGATCGTTGACAGTTCAGGGACGGCTGCAATAAAAGAACTGGCATCAGGAGACAATCTTGACCTAACTGGCAATGGCATTGTCGGCGCTGGCACAGTTGCCCTGACAAATTTAACTGTTGGTGGTGCTCAAGGCTCTGATGGACAAGTGCTGACTAGCACAGGCTCTGGTGTGCAGTGGGAGAACGCTGCCGCTGGAGGTATTTCTGATATTGTCTCAGACACCTCCCCGCAGCTAGGTGGAAATTTAGACGTTAATGGTCAGGACATCGTTACAACAAGCAACGGTGCTATTGACCTAGACCCAAACGGCTCTGGTGTTGTCACGTTCAAGGGCAATGCTACTAGAGGTGCTGGACAGTTTAAGCTCAATTGCGAGAACAACTCTCACGGCATAACAATCAAAGGCCCACCACACAGTGCCAGTGCTTCTTATACCCTAACACTGCCAAACACGGACGGTAGCGCCGACCAAGTCTTAAAAACAAATGGGTCTGGTGTTCTTGATTGGGTTGATTCCGGTGGAGGCGGTGGTGGTGTTTGGAATTTGATTTCAAGCCAAACAATCTCGTCATCCGTGTCGAGTGTAACCTTTACGGGTGTCACAGGTTACAAGGTTTATAAATTGATTATGACTGACGTAAACCACTCATCAAGCGGCACAGCGAGTCAGCTTCAGTTGTCATCAGACAATGGCTCTAATTTCGCAACTTTTGGTATTTCATCTATCGCGCTGAGATATAACTCAGGCTCTACATCTCAAACATTCAACAACGATTTTTACCAAAGCAACAAGCTACCGTTGATGTACAGTTTTAACGAATTCAACAATGACGAAAAGCACCACGTCGAAGTGACTATCTTTGGATTGAACGATTCGTCTTTTACTTACACCCACAGCCGCCTTCTGTCGAACTGGGGCTGGAATACAAACGACATAGGTGTTAATGAAACTTACGCAAGGACGCATGGCAGCGGGGGCTTAGCGTCTTTTAACGCATTCAAAGTTGATGCTATGGCGGGAGGCACCTATGACGGCGGCACGTTCACTCTCTACGGCCTAGCGAACTCATAGGAGAAAAATATGAGCACTGGTGTTTTTAAATTAGTAGATGGCGAAACCATCGAACTGACAGAAGAAGAGAACAACCAACTAATTGCAGAGAGCGAGGCATCACTAGCTGAGTACGAGGCTGGCGCATGGCTGCGTGGTCGCCAAGAAGCATATGGCAGTTGGCCTGACCAGCTTGATGAGATGTTTCACGACTTTGACGCATGGAAGGCTCGCATCCAAGC